AGTGTGCCATCCTCATCTCGTGCCTTGGTAAAGTCAATAACAACCGGTACCAAATCTTTCTCGTTCTTCATTGTACACCCTCCTGCGGTTACACTAATAAATAGATACTTCCATAAAAAAGAGGAGGCAATGCCTCCTCTATTATCGTGAAGCGCTTCTCATTGAATCTGCTTCTTCTTTTAATTGTTTGGCGAGTCTCTCTACAAACCAGTTTCTTAATTGAACAGGTAAGTTGTATGCCTCTAACAAACTCCATCCACCGTGATACTTTAAAACGAAAAACTGTTCGTACACGGCTTCCATATAATCATGCGTCAGGCCAAAAAAAGTCCGTAGTAAAGGGCACCTCCATCTCCTGCTCGTGATTACAATTTTCGCAGACGAACTCCTGCGTTAGATCTATGTTGGGGGTGAGTTGGGCATAGACTTTCCTAAGAAACCGCGAATCAATCGCTGGCATCAAATCAAGAAACTTGGAAATCTGCACCTTGTCTTCTACACCGCTGACGGACATGACAAAAGTTTTGAAATGTTCTGTGAGTGGATTTTCTGGTAACTTTTTCTTGCGCTTCATTTCCTGAGTTGCTACAATGCGCCTTTCATCGCGCCCATTCAAGAGTCTGACCTCTATTGAAACGCCAGTTCTGGGAACCGTGATAAAGTAGTGCCCTCCGGGGGAGGCAGTCACATTCCCCTTTACTCTTTCGTCTTCGCACTCCTCTAAATTAATAGGAGGAGTAAGATTCGAGTTGGTTAAGTCAAATAAATACTTATTACTCTCATCACATGCGGGACATGTGACTTGTGTCTCATACTCTGCTCCATATCCGCTAATTCTAAGCGCTATCAGAATAGCGTTTTTATCTCCTGTCAATAAATCTTCAACCTTAATTGTTTTATCGACCAGAACGCTCTGTATGAGTCTGTCTAAAACTACTCCCTTTTGGATAAGAGATTTGGAAGTAAGAATATCTTCCTGCTTCGCTGTCATTTCTCGAATCTCAACAGTAGTTTGGTTATGTAGTGGATGTTCTTCGGGATAAAATTTACCCTCTGAAGGGAGATCTACTAACTCCGTTGGATTCACATACGATAAAATATCCGTGGATCCTTCTGGGTTTCCTACTATAGTAGGTGGAACGTCGGCCGAATCTTTAGCTCCCGCTCGGGGGAACCCAAGACGCTCCTCATTACTCTTTCTTGCCATTATTACCTCGTTTTTTATATATTGTGTATCGGTGCTTACTGATTATTAAACACCGGAAAACCTAATTAGTCGGCTCCCGTTACGTCCGGGGTGAAAACTTCAATATCAAACCAATCAAAGCGAAGTTCTAAGGTGATTTCCATCAGTCCTTCGGATTCATAGCTTAACTCACCACCGTAATCTACACTCTTAATCCAAGCATTTCTAAGCGTCGTTCGCTCAACTGCATTACCATCACCATCTATCATCGTAATGATGCAAGAACCAAGCGCTCCGACACCTCGTCGTTTGCTGATGGTTGAGACATCTTCATGCCCCGGCGTAATGTCTGCCGCCGTGATATCTCCCGGCAGGCGATAACCAGCCACTTGAATAAGATCATAAAGTGCCTGAGTTGCATGAGGATTTGCAGGATCCACGAGCGTAATACTAATAGGATCATACGTTACTCCGCCCGGATAGTAGAAGGTATGATTAATAAACTTATGCTCTGCCTCACCGACAGTCATCTTAGGTTTATTGACCTTTTTTGCTACATAAGAAATCATATCAGAAATCTCAGGCGCCGTAATGTCTATAAGCCACCTATGTTGTCTTTTCGGGTCTGCTCCCGTTGCGTCACTCCAGAATGGCATATTGTATTTTCTCCTCTAATTCAATTATACTACTAAATAGTAGTCACTTTAAAGTTTTTTAAATTTTTAATCATCAAAAGATGCTCCAGATCGTGTTACCACGAAATCCAGTGCAATAAACTCAATCGCCCTCGCAGGTTTCAAGAAAATCTTGGCATACATGATATTTCTATCAACCAACTCAGGGGTAGTAGTCGTATCATCAAGAAGAACCTTATAGTCAGTTAACCCTAGTCGAGTTTTAACACTCCCCAAAAATGGATTGACTTGACTCAAGAATCTATTCCACGTAGTTTGGACATTTTGATCAAAAAGCAGGCGTGCCGCAATTCTAGAAATCTCTCTCTTAACAAAAATCAACATCCTACGGACGTTAATACGATCCAGTGCTGACCGTGTTACCTGGAGAGTTTTTTGTCCAAAAATCACAATTCCTTCTGCGGGAAATTGAGCAATTGGATTAACATTTGCTGTATAAAGGTCGTCTCGTTCTTCCGAAGTTAGACGTTGACGGACATTGCTCACTGGCAACCCCGCACTACCCTCTGTTAGTCCGCCTCGCGTAAATCCGGCAGGAGCGAACCACAGTTCACTTGCTGCTTCGCTACTTGCTAACGTACCCAAAGCAACCACACTTGGGGGAACCCATAAAGATCCACCCGTTGTCACCGTATCCACAACTTGGCACCATGGATAATAAGCGCATCCATAACTATTGTTAAGTGACCGTTGATCTAACTGACTAATCGTGTCGGAAACACTTCCCAATCGTAGTTTCGCGCTTTCAGTAGACTCGGTTTCAGGACGATATCCGCCCGCTAAATCAATAATAGCTAACGAGTCCGCACGTGCATCGCAAATATTTAGAAGTTTATCAGTCAAACTTACGGTCGTAAGACCGGGCATTGTCATCATATTACATTCTACCACTTCTGGGTCGCGCACAGCATCCATTGCTCTTTCAATTGAAGCATACGAATACTGACTTGCGGCAGTTGTGCCACCGGGCATCAAACTATTTCGGAAGGGTTCTCGCTCAATAATGTTAAGTCCTTCAAACCCCGCATTAAGAACGGTAGTAAACTTATTAAATCCTTCATCAAGAACTGATTTATAATCACCAAGTGCCGTAAAGGAATCACCGTCAAGACGAGATCCTGATACCCACGTAGCGAGGGCGCCATCGGTGCCTGCCTTGACATCATCCAGAGAGAACACCCAAGAGTATTCAAGCAACTCGGCGCCAGTTGCACCGACAGTTTCGTCATCCAAGTTAGCTGGTTTTCTGCGTACCAAGTCTACAAGAGATGGTTCTACTCGATTGCTAGTTGCCATATTGGTAGTTGCTCCAAAACAAGCATTCTTTTGATTCGTTATAATTCCTTCATTACTATCCGTTCTTGTGGGAACTTCTGGGAAGTTGAAAGAAGCAGTGAGGAGTTCTGTCTTCTCCCCCGAGAAAACCAAATCTCCAAATGCAGTCGACAATGAATCCGGCAAATTAACACCGCCTAGCACATAGCGATGTGCCAGATCGTCTGATCCACTATAAGGTCGTGGACCCGAAGATGCGCTCATCGCACTAAACCCGCTGAAACGCGAAGGTCCGAAGACTCCAAATGGAAGTGATTTCGGATCAATAACGGCACTATCTACCGCCGAATTTAATTCAACACGAATATATCTCGATTGGTTATTATAATTTCCGTATGATTGGTACAGATTTTTAAGGGGCGCCCACGTAGTATACATATCGCCTATTCTACGAGCAATATAATTAGGAGAATTAGGATTCAAATCCACATCAGCGTAAGTTTCAACAGGACGTATAGCACTATCGCTATCACCTATATCCCGAAGACGCACAGTAAAGGTGCCGTAAGGTACATTCTCATTTGGAGACGCTTTAATGTCTGTAATGGAAATTTTCAAATTAGATTGGGGCCACTCTCCATTATCTAATCCCACAAACCTAAACAACTTGGTCATGTCGGCTGGATCATAAAGACTGCTCGTTCCAAAATCTTGTGAGAAGAACCACCCAGTTTCAGGGTTGCTTAATTGCATTCGTTGCTGGTGTTGGGCAACAAGAGTAGCACCAGATCCACTGGTCAGCCCTAAAATCACGGCAGACGAAGAAACGGATCCAACTGCGTCAGTCAGCGCTCTACCAAAAGTCTCGCCCAAGAAGTAGGTTTTTTCAACTTCGTTAGAATTCATATCTGCATTCAGCAGAGTGGGATTGGTATTAAAAACATTACGGATAAACTGCTTACTGTTCTCGTTAAAGTTAAAAACAACTTTCTCAACAACATCGTCATGGGCTGTGCCCTTCACTAGAAGAGTATATTCGTTATTGCTTCCTTGTTGCTTGAACAACCCACAAGTACCAGATTGATTTTCAGTGCCGTCGACCAAAGTGCCGCTCAAGGAAACTACGCCCGACTTGCAGTA